AGTCGATATTTGGAAACAGAATGCAGTAAGATTTTACTGTCCGACCAATCAAAATCCAAAAACAGCTTTGAAATCACTGCCTTGGGCAAATGCAGTATCATCAATGGGAGGATTTGATGATTGTGGTCTTAATTGGGTTCCTCCAGCTGGATCTACTATTTGCATTGTTTATGGTAGCGGAAAAAGAGAAAACGCTTATTACATTGGCACTACTTGGCACAGAAGAAGAGGCGGTGGAAAAGACTCAAGTCAAACATTCCCAATCAATATTCCAGAATACGACAAAATATACAAAGGACACAGAAAAGGATATTATGTAGGTCCTGATGACGAAACTCAAGTTTTACCTCCTTGGAATACTGAAAATTACAACGGATATGATATCGATACTATATCTGATTTTACAGATCAAGTAAACGCTCAAAAAATACTAACATATCCTCACATATACGGATTCAAAACTCCAGACAAACACATGATGAAAATGAGCGATGGCGACCCTCGTTGCAATCGTAGATGGAAAAGAATAGAAATAATGTCTGGTTGTGGCAATTGGATGTGCTTTAAAGATGATCATTTGCATCATGGAGGTCAATGGACTCATCCAGATTGCGTATCTGGCGAGCCTGCGATTTGCCAAGAAGGAGGTGAAATCGGAAAAGATGTTAAGGTTTTCGATGGTAACCCTAATTTAGCTAAAACTGCAAAAAACGTAGCTTTAGCAGTGTTTGGTAGTCTTTCTCCTAAATTAGATGATCCGCCAAAAGAAAAAACAGAATGTGAAGGTAAAAAAAGCAATAGCACCATATTAATTGATCATCCAAGAACTGGTCATCCAGAAACATGCTATCCAAAAAGTCAAGGTGGTAAAAATCCATTCTTTAAAAGAAAAGAAGAATGTCGACCTTACTCTGGACCAAAAACACCTCAAAACAATAAGTGCGATCTTCCTCAAACTGGAATACAATTGCTGTCAATTAGCGGACACACATTTGTCATGGATGATAGCGTGGAAGAACCACAAGGAAAAGTCGAATGGGAAAGAGGAACAAAGCCATTTGATTTTGGTTGCAACGATAAATTTGTCGGAAGAACTTATTGGAAGTCTACGACTGGCCACTGCATTGAAATGAGCGATGTCGAAGAACCAAAATGCGACCCAGCAAATGGACAAAAACTAAGAGGCAAAAATAATTACATTAGATTGTTGACTGCTACCGGCAACAAAATCGAATTAAATGATCACACTGTTTCCGAACCTGATTGTCCCGGATCTCCTCCAAACAAAGGTGGAGAGAGACGTGGCATTTACATGGAATCTACTAGCAAGCATGTAATTCACATGTGTGATGAAGAAAACGAACAATCTAGTCCATGTAGAAAAGATGGAGGAATCACAGAAAGTAAAGCTAAAAAAGCGTTTGTGGCAATCAGATCAGGTTATGGACTTGAAATTTTGATGAAGGATGAAGACAAGCAAGACGAAACAGTTAGGCAATACATACAAATCAAAGCGCCTCAAACCGACAACAAAAAAAGAGGTCCGCATTTGGAGATTTTTAAAGAAGCTCCATCGGGTCCGGGCCTTGTGATGTTGCGTGTTGGTGGTGATTATCTCATATCAACATACGATAACAAATACGAAGTAATCGGAGATGACCCAGATAACCCATCTGATAAAATTGAATTTATAACCAAAATGAAATTAGTTTATACAAAAGACATGTATATAAATTACACAAAAAAGTCACATTTGTTTTATGCTAAAGAACACATTTTTCTTTTGGCCGGCGAAGATTGCGGACCTATTCCAAGTGGGAAAAAAGGACCATGTATTGGTCCTGTATGTGTTTACGATCCTAGTAGCGGGTGCATTAAATTAAGCGACAGGGTGTATGCCACCACATCACCACAAGCCGATACTGTAAGTATATTCCAACTATCTCCATTTTGTAAAAATGCTCAAAAAGAAAAAAGTCCAAAAGGTCTAGATTCTGCAAATCAACAACTTTCAGATAATTTAAATAATACTAGCGTACAAAATTTTGCTACAAATCAAACCCAAAAGCCAATTGATTTGAACAATAAAAATTTGAAAGGTAAATAAATGGATGCAAGAAAATTTTTAGGAACACCATATCCAATAACAAAAGATCCCGGTGGTTTTCTCCATACAGAATATGGAGTTAGAAAAATAAAAGCAGACATACTATCTCTTTTGCTAACAAATCCGGGAGAAAGAGTAATGTTGCCAGCATATGGCACACCACTTAAGAAATTGTTTTTTGAACCCAACGATTCAATAGTAAGAAGCCAAGCAAAATCTATGATAGCTGCATCAATTTCGAGATTTGAACCAAGAATAAGAATATCGCAAATAGAAGTTTCTACTATTAAAGACACAGATTTAAATTATTTAGATGATAAATCCAATAAAGAATCGATATTATATATTAAGATATTATTTTTTGATCCTAATGATATCAAAACAGTACAGTCTTTAACATTAAATTTGCCAATGACAAATCAATAATGAAAAGATTGTATTTTGAGCGTATACGGACCAATTAACGCTTCTTGTGAATGTGACTTATGTTGATTTTGTGTTGGAATCAATAATTTATGTCAACGAAACGAGAATTATACTTTGTAGAAGGCAGGTTTTATGGCAATAAATAATTGCCCCTTTGATGTAACTCCATATGCAAAATCAGAAATCACAGTAAAACCTGTTGTTTTTAATTTAAATTACACCAATCAAGATTTTTGGTCAATGAAGAATAGACTTATCGAGTTCATCCAACAAAGATTTGCTGATCAGTTTTCTGATTTTGTAGAATCTGATATATCGATAATGCTAATAGAAAACTGGGCATTTATCGCTGATACTTTATCTTTTAAGATGGATCAAATCGCTAACGAAGTGTTCATAGACACAGTTACAGAGGTGGAGAATGCTTTTAGATTAGCCAAACTGGTTGGATTCCAGCCACAACCACCAATAGCATCAAGGTGTTTGTTTTCTGCTTCTATACAAAATCCACTTAGTACAGATTTAGTAATTCCGACTCCGTTAGGATTATCTGTTGTAACTTCTGGTAAATCCATGAAATATGAATTATTCCCAGCAGATCAAAACAACATGCCACTTTTAGATCAAGACATAGTAATTCCATCTGGATCTGTTGTCAACGCAAGCATCATAGGATTGGAAGGAAAGACATACAAAGACAACCCGATTGGAACAGGACAAATAAACCAAACATATTCGACATCTAAATCATCAATTATTTTCGACTCTGTTCGGGTTACAATAGACGGAGTCGTATGGCAAAGAGTTGATTATTTTACAGACTCCCAACCAAGAAAAGAATTTCGTGTAGAATATGATTCAGCATATAAAGCGTATGTTATATTTGGCAATAATAAATCTGGACTTGTTCCGCCAAATGGTTCTGCAATAAATGTAACTTACCGTTCTGGTGGCGGAACAAGGGGTAATATAATTAGCGGATCTGTAGAAACACAAACTATCATCAATAGTGATGGTCTTAATTTTCCTGTTCCTATAACATATTCTAATTACACAAGAGGAGAATATGGTTACGATGGAGACACAATCGATGATGTTCGTGATCATCTTCCCAAATATTTGAAAATGCAAAATAGGATAGTTACTGGAGAAGACTACAAGAATTTTTCAGATTTGTTTGCAACTCCTTACAGTGGTCAAATTGGCAAATCAATAGCTGTTCTTAGAAATTATGGTTGTGCTGCTAATATTATTGATTTGTATGTCTTAGCAAAAGATGAAGCTACTGGACTTAGTATTGCATCACAATCACTAAAAATAGAACTTCAAAATGCAATAGAAGAGCGAAAGATATTTACTGATTATGTTTGTATAAAAGATGGGAGCCAAATAATCGTAGATGTTTCAATCGAGACGGTGGTTAGTCGTTCCTATAGAAAATTTGAAGAAGAAATTCGAGAAAAGATAACAAGAAGAGTAAATGAATTCTTTGCATTGTCGAATTGGGAATACGGAGAAACACTTAGGGATTTAGATCTACTAAAGAAAATATCGGACATACCACAAGTAGAAAGGTATGAAATAAGTTTCACGACAGATGATCCCAATAATAGCGGAAACATTGTTACGACAAGATTCTTTGAAATAATAAGAATGGAAATGATGTCGATTTCGTTTACATATGTTTAATTTTGGAGATTAAGCTAGACAATAATTATACAAGTTTACATTTTGTAGAAGGCAGATAAATTGTTAGAACAAAACATTACGCAAACTAAAAAACCCATTGATCAATTCAATGATATTGTTGAAAAAGACAGCATTCTAATTACAAAGTTAGGAAATTCTGTTTTAGAAAAATTATATGTAAACGCCATCAAAAAAAACAGTGCGTTAAATACAACTCCAATTAAGTTTGAATTATCCACGGAAGATTCGAGTCAATGCCTAATCGATCCATACAAATTAGATTCAGTTAAAATTTATTTTGTCGAAAGAGACTTCAATGATACGACCATTAGCGAATATGTAGATACATACGAAAGCAATCAAGATAAAATAAAATTAGAAAATGCATACAAAACAGCATGTGATGATCCAAGTGAAGCTAACATAATAAATTTAAAAAAAATACAAAATCAATTAGATGGAAGTAAAATTTCAAATACTTTTTACTTTAAAGACGC